CCGTGGGCTTGGGTCGCAGTAATGAAAAGCAAAACCATTTACCCGTAAATATTCGATTAAAACAGCAAGATGGAGCGCCAGCAATGGACACTACAGCATTAGAAAATGAACTAGACCAGGGCCAGCGCTCTGAAACACCTACTACGCCAGCGCCAGTTGCAGCGGCTCGTTCTGCTGAACCTGCATTCGCAGCACCTGTTGCGGCTGATGCCTCGCGCGAGATTGCTCGCATGGGTTCTGAATACGGCGCGTCTGATTTGGCGATGCGTTCAATCGAAGCGGGTCACTCAGTTGATCAGTTCAAAACCGCATTGTTAAACAAGCATAAAGAACGCGCAGCCGCGCCAGATGCTCAAACAACAATGGCTGACATCGGTTTAACCGAAAAGCAGCGCAGCGAATACAGCATCATGAACGTTGTTCGTGCATTGTCGACGGGCAACTATGAAAAATACGCGCCTTTTGAAAGCGAAGTTTCTCGCGCGATTGCTGAAAAAAGCGGGACTGAAGCACGCGGTATTCTAGTGCCATACGACGTACTCGGCGCTGGCCTTCGTCAACAGTCAGCGGGTGTTGCTGGCAAGGGCGGAAACTTAGTTGCTAACGAATTGCACAGCGAACACTTCATTGAAGCGCTGCGTCAGAATTCAATGATGGCTCAGTTGGGTGCGCGTACCTTGACAGGCTTGGTTGGCAACTTCGATATGCCAAAACAAACCGGTACAGCAACCTTTAACTGGTTGGGTGAAGACGCTGACAATACCGACAGCGATGTTGATTTTGGCCTAGTGTCTATGACGCCTCGCACAGTTGCAGGTTCTGTCGCGATCACTCGTCGCTTGCTATTGCAAACCTCGGGCGAAGTCGAAAACATGATTCGCAGCGAATTGTTAATGGGCTTGGCAGAAGCGATTGATAACGATGGTTTAGCAACGATTCTTGCAACCTCGGGCATCGGCGCACAAGTGATTGCCGACGCTGGCAAAGTGCCAACATGGGCCGAGATCGTTGGTCTTGAAACCGACGTTGACGAAGCGAACGCATTACGCGGTAACCCAGCTTACGTTATGCGCCCAAGCATGAAAGGCACGCTAAAATCCACCGTGAAGGCAACGGGTACGGCTGAGTTTATCTGGGCTGACAACATGGTTAACGGCATGCGCGGCGCATCGACAACGCAAATGACAGCGGCTCAAATCTTGTTTGGTGACTTTAGCCAGCTAATGATTGGCCTTTGGGGTGCGGTTGATCTGACGGTTGATAAGTCAACAAAAGCCAAGTCTGGTGGCGTTGTACTTCGCATCTTCCAAGATGCTGATACTGCTGTTCGTCATGCTGGCGCATTCAGCTTGGCGCAGTAATCGCGGTGAAGTAGCCAGCCAATAACGGTTGGCTTAATGACCGGTTGACGATATTCGTCAATCGGTTTTTTTATGTAAAAATTCTGATAATTGATACAGCGAGTGAATATCATGGCTAAGAAAATCGAAGCAAAAAAAGTAACCGTATGCGTAAAACGTCCTTTTATGGCGGCGGGTAACGTTGTACCTGCGACGCAAGGCGAAGGCAAAGACGTTAAAAAAGTTTGTCTTGAATTGCCTGTTGCGTTTGCGCGTGAATTGATCGCCAACGGCAAGGTCGAATTGACTGACGTTAAGAAAAACTACGATCTGCCAAAGGCTGAAAAAACCCTTGAAGACGATTTAGCCGATCTTTAATTATTAGATCCGGTTAAACGAGCTTCCAGATTAGCTTCCAGATAAGCGAGTAATATTATGACCTTCTTAACGGATTTAGATGCCGATCTTGGCAACGTGTTTTTTGATGACTACGGCGTAAGCGCGTTATTGGTTCGCGCTGCGACGCCAGATGCCGAGCCAGCAGCCATACGCTGCATTGTTGGCCGTGGCTTAGATCGGTTCGTTGATGGAGGTTATATAAAAAACTCGTGGGAAGTTGAGTTCAAAGGCAGTGATCGACCGCGAACCAACGACACGGTAAAAGTGTTAGATGGTAGCGGCCAAGTGGCGAAGCAATACCAGTTATTGAACCAAGCGGATCGGGTAGGCGATGTCGTGATCTTTGCGGCGCGGGTGATTTCTAATGTCTCGCAGTAGTAACGCGAAACAGTTGGCCGTTGTACAGAAGCGATTAGTAAAATTTATTGATCGTGATGTGCCAGCGGCTCGACAGATGGCAACCAACGCAGCACTGGCCGAGATTAAAACGATTGTAGTTAAGCGGGTATCGGCTGACGTTGGTGCCAAGCAAAAGATCATACGGCCGCGTGTTCATGTTGATCGAGCGCGGGGCGGTAAAAAACCTCGGGCGGCGCGATTGCATTTTTACAATCGGGGCATCCCGTTGATCTTGTTAAACCCTAAAGAAGTTGGTGGTGGTATTTCTGCCAGTGGGTTCTTGGTACCCGAAGGTTTTATTGCTGACGGTAGCAAGGGGTTTGGTCAGTATCAAAAAGGCGGCGGTTATGCATCGACGCGATTAAAAAAGAAACACGTTTTGCATCGAACGGGCCGCGATCGTTACCCACTGAAAGTATCGGTGGTGAACATCAAAGGCATCGTCGGCAAAGCCGTTCCTGAAATTGTAGCGAGTAATATGCCCGCAATTTTTTTAAAAAAATACAACGCCGCGATCAAGCGCAAGGCCTCGTTTAAATAACGGGTTTTCTAAAACGTTTATTAATACTCTCATTCAGTTAGGCACACTATGGATTTAGCAATTCTCAGTAATTTGCGCACGTCTGTTCGTAATGCGCTGGCCGTGCAGTATCCCGAAACCGAGATTTATACCGCCGAAATTACCAGCCTGATACAGGACGATGATTCGAACGTGGGTGAATTTATCACCGTGTTTTTTTCAGACGCCGACGAAACGCAGGTTGATGAATTACTCGACGACGAACACTACAACACCAGCAGCACGCTAACCGTGGGATATTTTCACGAACGGGCCGCGACTGATCAAGGTTGGCTTGATGCCGAGGCGGGCACTATTCGACGCGCCGTGATGGCGTTTGATGGTGTGTTCAACGGCACAAAAGGCGATATTGATCGAGCGGGTTGGCAGTATGTTCCTGCGACCGAAGGTGCCACGCCGGGCATTTATTTTCGCTTTTCGGTTAGTTATTCAGACTAGCCGGTTATTAAAACGAAAGACTAAAAAAACTTTATTAAAAGAGGAAGTACTATGAAAGGTCGTGGCCTTAAACTTTTCTGTAAATTGACAACCGAAGAAGACGTCGGTTATGTGCGTATTAATCGTGTTAAAAGCTACTCGCCGCATGAAGAAAGTGTGGCGACGTCTGATAATACGTTTGTCGATCAAGAAGACGATTACGTTGACCATGTTGCAGGCATGATTGATCCAGGCGAAACATCGTTTTCTGTGGAATACGATCGGGCGGATGCGGGTCAGATTAAAATCGAATCTATGCTGGCGCAGCAATTAGATTTTAAAGTTCAGTGGAAAGATGGCAGCGGTGAGACGTATCGCGGCACATTGATCAAACGCGGATTAGGTGAGCCAAACGATGAGCACTTGCTGCGCAATTATGGCGTAAAACTTTCAGGCGCTTCAACGCCGTTTGACGCTGTTTAACGCAGAGTAGGATTAATTATGGACGCTATATTCTCAGAAATTAAAACAGCGCATATTGTTTTTGCACTAGCATTTATCCTGTTTTTAATTGTGTTTGCGGTGGGCTTATTGCCTGTGGCCTTTTCACGAACAGCGATTCGGACAGGTTTTAAAAGCGACACGGTGTCGATTTTGGGCCGTCGGTTTTTGCTGATCGAGATCACGGCACTGCAGCGACTTGAATACCTTAAACGATGTGGAGCGATGAGCGCGAAAGACGGTTTTGAACTGATGCGCGATGATTTGCGGGTTAGTACGGATCTGATCGCGTTGCATTTGCGTCGTTGGTATTTGCCGCGTGGGTTTATAGCGTTTCGTATTCAACAGCTTTCAGCGCCGACGATCGCAGAACTCTTTCGTCATTGTGTGACGTTAAGCGGCATCCCTTTTTCGATTGAGTCGTTAGCGTCAGATAATGAGGCTGTTACAGGTGATGAGCCTGCAGCTGATGATGATGTTGATGTCGACGATTGGGATTATGTCGATCAAGAAAAAAAGTCACGGCCAGTTGTGCGCCAGTAGGTTTTGAATATCTGTTAGCGGTTCAACTGGGGCGGGTCGATGTGTTGGGTATGCTGGCTGATCTATCGTGCGATCAGTTAGATGCTTGGTACTTGTTTTACAAGCAAAACCCATGGGGACCGCATATTGACGGGTTTCGAAATGGGCAGTTATGTGCTGCGGTGTTTAATAGCACTGGCCGCATGAAAAAAGCCGCAAAGGCTGACGATTTTATTCCGCGTTTTCATTAGTTTTTTATAGCGCTGCAGGCAGCGTTTAAGGGTGGTTTGTATGAGCGGTAAACTCGATCGCTATACGATTGTTATAGACGGCGATAATAAAAAACTTGAATTAGCGGCGCGTAAAACGGTCGGCGATTTAGGCAAGGTCGATCGAGCAGCGAAAGGGGCCAATGGTGGCGTCGGTCGTTTGTCGACAGGGCTTCGCCAAGCATCTACCAATGCGGCGGTTTTTCAAGGGCCGCTTGGGGGTGTGTCGGGTCGCTTGGGTGCTATGTCATCGATGTTGGGCAGCGTGAACCCTGCGATGGTGGGGTTTGGTGTTGCGGTTAGTGGTGTCACGTTGTTTATGGCATCGGCGATTAAAGAGCACGACCAGCTTGCTTTGCGAAATAAAAAGCAAGAAGCGGTTTTAAAATCGACGGGGTATGCGGCGGGTTTTGCTGCACACGAATTGGATGCTATGGCCAAGTCGGTGGCGTTGAATACGCTGGCTAGTGTGGAAGGGATTAAAGATACTCAGAACGTTTTATTAACGTTTAAAGGCGTTTCTGAGTCATCGTTTAGAAGTGCCATTAGCCTCTCGCAAGATATGGCGGCGGTAATGGGGACCGATTCTAAATCGGCGGCTCTGCAGTTGGGTAAGGCGTTAGAAAGTCCGACGGAAGGGATCTCGGCTTTAAAAAAAGCAGGGGTGTCTTTTACCCAGAGCCAGCGCGATATGATTCGCGAAATGGAAGAATCGGGCCGCGTTACGGATGCCCAAACGTTTATTCTGGAAACGTTAAAAAATCAAATTGGCGGTGCAGGCCAAGGCGAAGCGGGAACGCTTTCGGGCGCCGTTGATACCTTGGCGCAGAATTGGCAAACGTTAAAAACAGTTGTGGCGGAAGATTCTGGAGCGGCTGCGGGGATGCAAAATCTAGCCAATGGTATGGCGGATATTCTTGACCGCATTAATCATGCATTGGCCCCTGATGATGATAGCCGACTGGCGCAACTTTGGGTCGAAAGCCAAGAGTTAAGAAACAGTTTGGCATCGCTGGCTGATGGTTCTGATCGTTCGTTTTTGTCTTACATTGTCGGGACCGATTCTGAGTCGCTGCGTTTAAACAGTTCGCTTTCAATTGTTAATAAAGAAATAGCAGAAATAGAAGCGCGTAAAAAGGAACGCCAAGCGGCTGAAGAGGTTGCCAATAGCGCCGCGATCGCTAACGAAAAAGCCAGAAGTGCAGAACTGTTATCCGAGAAAAAAGCGATTGAAGATAAAAAAACAGCCATAACACAAGCAAAGTATGCGGCTGACTTAACCGCAATGGATACGCAATTTGCAGGCGAGACGCAAAAAGTGTCGGCGCAGTATAAGGCGAACATAAAACGCATCGAAGCCTGGCAGCTGAATGAGCAAGAAGTAAAAGCGCGTGGTTTTGAAACCATGGCCGAGCTTCAAGAAAGCTATCGATTGTTAGCCGACGAAAAACGAACCGCTGATCTTGCCGCAGTTGCAGAAAAAGAAGTGGCTGCAGAAGAAGCGCGAACAGCAAAAGCAAAAGAAGAATCTGAAAAGCGAGCTAAAAACGAAGCGGCTGCGCAAAAGCAAGCGCTTCAGTCGGTGCTTACGGCCAGTGGTCAGTTTTTGAACTTGCTAGAAAGCAACGGCCAAAAACAATCAGCTGTTTTTAAACTATTATTTGCAGCGCAGCAAGCGGCGCAAATTCCAATGACGATCGCCAACGCAGAAGCGGCCGCATCGGCAACGGTGGCACACGATGCGCCGATGATGGGCGTAAGTGCATTGACAACCGGTAATATTATTCGTGCATCGGGTTACGCCAGTGCAGGGATTATTGCAGGGCAAGCCATCGCGGGTGCGTTTGAAAATGGCGGTATCGTCGGCGGTAATAGTTATACCGGCGACAACTTAACCGCATTTGTAAACAGTAGCGAAATGATCTTGAACAGGCCCCAGCAAAAGCAATTATTCGACATGGCGAATGGTAGTGGTGGCGGTGGCGGTGGTGTCGTCGTCAACGTGATTGAAGACGCCAGTAAAGCGGGGCAAACGTCGCGGGAAAGCGGGCTGACGCAAGAAGATGTAATTAACATTTATGTGTCGAACGTTACGCAAGCGGGTGCTGCGGCGCAGATTAATGAGCAGGTTTATGGATTGGAGCGTGTAGGGCGATGAGCGAACTAATTAAATATCCTGACAATATTTTGCCGTTGCCGTTACTGGCCTCACACAGCTTGGATAAAAAAGCGGGATTAACGATAACGAAAATGGACAGCGGCCACCCACGTCGTCGCCGTCGTTTTAAGAATGTTCCCATTCCTGTTCCTGTTCAGTTCTCAATGAGTTCTGACCAATACGCTGTGTTTGAAAGCTGGTTTGATAACGACATTAATAGCGGCGTTGAGCGCTTTATTATGCCGATCAAAACCGCAACTGGCATGCAGTACCAGATGGCCGAGTTTGAAGGGGATGGCTATAAAGCCAAACCCAAGTCAGCGAACCGCTGGGTTATTACTGCAAAGCTGTTGTTTAAAAAGATAGACCTGCTAGATCCTGCGATCACGAGCTTATTAATAGGCTACGGCTACTCGTTAGCGAGTATTAATACTGTGCTGCCCGCGATTGAGCAAGCAGCCAACCACAACAATTTAAATAGTTAGCGATCGCTGATTAATCAAAAATTTACACGTTAAATAACTTGGTGAAATATGACACTACCAACTACCGCTGATTTTAATAATGCAAAGCGTGATCTTGATGATCTCGAACAAATCGTGAATGGGGATGACGCGACGGTTGTAACGACTCGAATAGGCGGCGACAAGCCCACTATAGATAAATTTATTACAGAAAAGATGACAATAGTTCAGCCGACAGTAGATGCGGCTTTGAATAAAATTACTAATAAATCGAATACTGCGGTATTGGAGGTTCAGTCTGTTGTTGATCAAGCAGGTGTGGACGCCGCGACTGCTATTAGATCAATGGGGTGGGAATATGCAGGTACTTTTTCCGTCGGATTTACTCTTGCGGCTGTAAATCAGTATGTCTCCGATGGTGTTGGCTATTTCCGCTGGGATGGATCATTTCCGAAAACCGTAGCGCCTAGCGCCACGACTGAAACGACTGGTGGGGTTTCGATGGGTGCGTGGGTTTTAGTATCAATTGATTCAGCCAGCCGCGTTGGTGTCGAGCAGGGTGGTAGCGTGCAGGATTATATTGACCATAATTCACAACATGCGCTAATGCCTGCATTGTCTCAGTTTTCTAAAACTCGGGTTGTTAGAATTTTGCACTGCGGCACATCCATAGAAAACAGTTCTATATCATCAACCCGAGTATTTATGGATGCACTGCAGAAGAATCTCGGAAAAAGCGGAAACCAGACCGTTTTGGTGTTTGGTTTAGGTGGTAGTTATACAAACCCATATTTTGGGTGGAATAAGCAGCGATACTCTGGCCTTGGCCTCGGCCGAATAGTGGGCAATAGTGGCTCGCAAACAATTAAATTGCAGCGTGGGTTTGTTAAAAAAATTGTTTTACGCTATTCAACGGAGCAGGGCGGCGGTGTATTTGATTTACATGTCGACGGCGTTTTTCACACAGCAATCGATTGCTCGGGTTCTCAGTCGTATTCAAATGAGGTTGTTATTGAGTGGCCGGATCTTGGTTTCCATTTCGTAGAATTGAAGCCGCCCGTGTCTGGCAACGCGTACGTTGAGTCGATTGATTTCTGTGTGGATGATGCTGGCGTTCATGTGATAGATACGTCGTATGGTGGTTCGTCTCTGCACAATTATTCCGTAACTCCGTCAGCGTCAGGTTCTCAGGTAGCGACGATTGATGTGGAAGGAGATATTGGTTTAAACGCTCTGTTTAATAATGTTAGCGAGAATTTTAAACCCGATCTCATTATTTTGCCCTACACGGTGAATGATGCGGGGACTGGTCTAATTAATGTTGAGAGTGTTTCGATTCCATCGTTGAGTAAAATTGTTTCGTGGGCAAAAAATAACGGAGCTCATGTCTTATTAATTTGTGAAATGGGGGGGCATTATACGTTAAAAACCGACTCTAACTACGATGCGTTTAATGCGATGAGAGCGGCGCTTATTGGTCAGCAATTCGAGCCTCATGTAACTTTTGTGGATTGGCATAGATCCTCTGGCTTGGCTGATGCTAATGATTCTATGTTATCAATATTGTTTGATCGTTATTATAGTGCCACTAATATTGATGTCGTAGCGGGAACATATACAGGAGATTTGATTCATCCTAATAGCGCTGGTTACGCGGTTCTGGGCGATCAGTTATTTCGCGACGCCGCTATTTCACCAACAGGGATGCAGGGTGTTGGGCGCTCAGGAATTTTTCTAGATGACGATGTATCTGTAATTTCTGTCGACAATCAGATCTCAGCTAATGCGGTTGATGGGGTTTTATTCAATGAACCCATTGTTAATAATTTGGGATTGGATGGAGAGTATCAACAAGTAGGGGTTTCGCGCGGAATTTTTAGTAATCTTAAAGAGCGTCTGCGAGTGTCAGATGATGAGTTTAATTATGCTACGAGTTTTAATGATCAAATATTGAATTCAGGGATGAGTGATCGGTTCGGTACGTATAAAGAATTCTCAAGTGCTACTGGGGCTTATGTGAGATTACCCTCCGAAACGGTCGCGGGAAAAACCCGATTTACTGTAACGCTAATTGCGGCCCCGGGTGCCATTTTACTACGAGTTAATAATGCAAATAATAGTGCGCCACTTTCACCATCGCATCTTGCTGTAGATTATTCAGGTGAGGGTGTGTTTAGTGGCTATAATATGAAAAATGATACATTAGAGCCACGAGTTTATCATTTGACAGTGGAGGCAGCTGGCGAAAATTCGTATGTAGTTATTCAGGGGAAATTTTATGGTGTATTTCTAACGCCCACTGATTTTGCGTGCATTGCTAAAAAAACAATTGAAGAATCTAGTTATGTCGGCATACCAGTGCCATATTCGGCGCTTGATTATTCGTCAGCACGAAAAGGAAAAGTTTTTTATGAAAAAATTGCGGGTGAGTATGTAGAAAAAGAATGCTTAAAGCATCCTGTAGTGTCGTTTGGTTTGGATGGCCAGCGGGTAGGGACGCTATATAAATTGTTGGATAGAGCATCATGCTTGCGTGAGTTTTTAAAATTACAAGGGACGATTTCAGAAGGCGATTTTAATAATAAGTTGCAGTCTAATACTGTTACGACAACTGGCAACCCACGGCGTTATAATTCAGTTACGCAGTTTGGGGCGGCTGATGAGCTTAGAGAATTTTGCATTGTGGGTCAGCATTCAGATTTTCGCCCAACTTATCGAGTATCATTATATACCGGATCAACAAACACATATCTTGCGTTACAACCGGACGGAAGTTGGGTTAATAACGGCGGTTCGCACGCCGCGGGTGCGCAGGCTCTTAGTTATGTTGATACTAGAAACGGTATGCCGTTTTCATTGTCGTTTGCATTGCCATCCGCTGCCTTATTTAGCAGCCAAACAAACTGGAAGTTGATTGTTCAGATTGAGACGGGGCAAACGCAAATAACAGAAAACTTTATTTTATGCGAAGGCCGAGCGCCAACGGTGTGATATGTCCCAAATACTACAAACAGTCCACGCCTCAGTAACCGACGACATCAAGCACCACACGCTA